ACGCTTTCAGATTGCGAGTAAGCCCCAAGTACAGGAGACCATTTCCTGTAACTCGGGGCTACATCAGAGTAATTGTAGGGCTAACCATCTAGTTCGTCAAGCAGCCGCCGCCCCTTCCGAAGGTTGCAGCCGAGGTGACTGAACGCGATGTTCGACGCCTCGTGCTTCCCTCCTCGGGCGATGGGGATGATGTGCTCGATGGTCCGGCTCATCGGGTCGGGGTGACTGATTCCTTCGTCGATGAGGTCTCCGCAGACGATGCAGGTCTGGTCACTGTTCTTCCAGAGTTCGAGCGCATCGACCTGGTAGGCCTTGAGGATGAGGGCCTGACTGTCGAAGTCCTTGGGCGGGGTCTTGAGCCGCTTGACTTGCTGCTTGTACTGGGAGAGTTTGTGGGAGGCGTAGCCTCTTCGGCTCTTCCTCCATCGTGCTACGCGAGCGGCCTCCTGGGCGCGGTGGGATTGACGGTAGGCGCGGGCTGTGGCATGGGCGCGTTCGGGATTGTCCAGGCGCCATTGGCGGGCCTGTTCTGCGGCCTTGCGGCGACGTTTGCGGTTGTACCGTAGGTCGGAGCATTGGGGTGAGCAGAGGGTCTGCCTGGGGCTGCGGGGGGTGAATAGGGCGCCGCAGACGGGGCAGGGCTGTTTGGGGAGGGGGTCTTCCATGTGACGCCTCCTATGGTTTGGTGTGTGTGGTTGCCTCGGCGGTGGGGTGTGGTGGCTCGTGCGGCGCGGGCTGCGTCCATGTGGGCTCGCTGCTGGTTGAGGCGCTGCTGTTCTTGGTTCCAGGCCCATTGCTGGTAGGCGCGGGCTTCGGCTTGGCGGCGGAGTTCGTCCTGCCATTCGCGGGCTTTCCATTCCTGGTACCAGGCTTGGAGTCGGGCGTCTCGTGCTGCTTGCTGTTTGGCGGCGGCCTTGCGTTGGCGTTCGGCTCGGCCGATGTCGGCGAGGGTCTTGAGGGCGCTGGGCCGTTGCTTGGTGGTGTAGTAGCGGCGGCGTCCGGTGCCGGGGATGCGTGTGCTGACGCTGAATGGTCCTGGGAGGTTGACGTGGAATCTCATGACCTCTCCTCCTTCGTGGTCTGTTAGCACACAGCATACTCGGGTTGGGGGGTCTTAGTCCACCCGATAGGGGCCTGTTGGCTGTTTTGTTACGTGGAGCTGGGCGTCTGGTTCGTACCAGAGGACGGTGTCGTGCCCGTGTCGTTCGAGGGCGAGTCTCCACATGCGGTCGCTGTTCTTGAGGCGGAGGCCGTCGGGGGCCGGGCCGGTGTCTGGGGGGTAGATGCGGGTGACTTCCAGTACGCTGCTCCCGTAGACGACCCGGTCTCCGACGTTGATCCTGTGGATGGGGATCATTCGCGGCCTGCGTATTCGAAGTCGTTGCCGTCGAGCATCCAGTCGATGATGTCGAAGGTCTCGCCGTAGGTGTCGATGGTGACTTCGAGGATGCGGTCGCCGTTGGTTTCGGTGTGTTCGCCGGTGACGGTGACGGTTCCGGCGGCGCTGTTGAAGCGGTCGCCGATGGTGTAGTGGGTCATGGCGTGTTCTCCTGTGTATCGTGTAGAGAGTATCGTACTCTGTCGTATGTGTCTACGTTGTAGGTGCCTATGATTCGGTCGTATTCTTCGTCGTCGTAGGTGGTGAAGACGTTGACGTAGTGGCTGTTCTCGCCGATGGTGGCGGTGATGCGGAGGTCGAGTTCCCCTCGGCCCCGTTCGATCCTGGTGATTTCTCGGATGAGGCCGTTCTGGCGTATGCGGTCTCCGACGTGGAGGTCTTCGGCTGGTGTGGGTTCGATGATGATGCGCATCAGATCGCGTCGTCCTCGACTGGCATGATGAGGACGCAGGGTGCGTCTGTGGATGTGATGAGGGGTTTTGATAGGCCGGTGTCCTCGTTGGTGAGGGTGAGGGCTGCTACGGATCCGTAGGAGGCATTGCTTGCGACTTCGGCGACGGTGTTTTCGAAGGCGATCCAGTCTCCGACTCGGAGGTCGCCGTAGCGGGTGTATGTGATGGGAATGGCCATCAGAGGATTCCTTTCGTGTCGTTGATCGCGGTGAGTCCGCGTTGGAGCATGAGTCGGGCCTGGAGTCTGACGACCGCACTGCCAGCGAGGCGGATACGGGCGGTGCGGGACAGGCCCGCGGAGTTGGCGGGAGGCAAACCCATGAGCCATTCGACGAAGGTGGCATTCAGCCGACCACCGTCGTCCTTGAGGCGAGGCTCGGGGAGCCCGGTGACGTGCACCCAGAGGGTGGAATCGAGTGGGGATGGACGGTTGCCCTCGTGAATCCAGGTCTGGAGGTTGGCGCCACCGTTGCGTCCGGAGCGGCCGGGGCCGGTTGAGGACGAGGCGGTGGGTGTGGGCACCATGTGCCGTGGTTCGACCTGTCGTACGACGTTGATGTGGCGCGGCTCGAAGTGTCGCCGGGCTGCGACGAGCATGATGCGCTCGCGTCGGTGCGGGGCTCCGACTTCCCAGGCCCCGGCGGAGGAGACGGTTGTGCTGTAGTGGTGCTCGGTCTCCAGCCAGCGAGCGAGGTCGAGGTAGGTGCGGTGGGCGCCGGGGACATTCTCGGCGACGATGAGGTCCGCTCCACCTGCCACGGCCTTGTCGAGAGCATCGTGAATAAGGCTGCTCCGCGTTCCAGAGCCTCGCTCGGCCCCGGCATGCTTGCCCGCGACGGAGAGGTCCTGGCAGGGCGCTCCGATGGTGACGATGGAGCCCTGGGGGACGTCCTGGTCGCGGAAGTCCTTGTGCACCTCCATGCCCGGGAAGCGGTGTTCCAGGTACTTACGGGCGGGCCCGTAACTGTCAGAGAGCGACAGGATCTGCGTCGGCTCGGCCAGACCCGCGGCGACGGCTCGTCCAAGCTCGCCGGTTCCGGAGAACATGTCAATGATCAGTGTCATGTCAGTCGTCCTCGCATTCGATCTCGACTTCACCGGTGGCCTCGATGATGTTGACCTGGGTGATCCTGTGGGTTTTGTTCCCCTTCCGGACGCGAACAATGGCGTCACAAGAGGTTCGAGGGTCGAGAAGATCGTCGGTGAGCGCGAACACGGAGGGCGGTTCTGGTCCGTAGCTGAGGTGAGTGACGGCCTCTGTCATCAAGGAGTCCATATCAGGCGTCCTTCCAGACGAGCGCCTTCATGCGTAAGCGGTCGGGCTCGCCATCGTCCGGCTCCCAGTAATCGACGTCGTCCGCAATTGCGAGCGACACGGGTTCGAAGGAGAGCCGATCCAGCAAGTCTACGAGAGCGGACTCGTCGTAGAGCTCGCGCTCCGTGGCGGCTCTGAAGACGATCATCTCGTCATCGTCGTATTGGTCGAGGCGGTCTTTGAGGTCTGCGATAGTGATCATAGCGAGTTCCTTTCAGTCGATTCTGGTGATCGGTGTAGACGAATGTACGACGATCAACGCGCGTCTACGGGTGTTGAGGTGCTCGATGCGCAAGGAGTAGAGGTCGTTGGTCTGGTCTATCGACATCAGCTCGTAGTCGCAGCCCGCTAGTGAGAGGATGTCGCCGGGGCGGAGGTCGCTTAGAAGGTAGGTTTCGGTGTTCATCAGATCACGTCTTCCAGGCCAAACTCCGCACGCTCCCCGGAGAAGATGACACGGTCAATGAGTTCGTCGGTTCGAAGGCAGAAGTGGGACTCTGGTCGATTCTCAATCTCACGCCACACGCCGCCGTAGTCGATATCGTCGTCATAAAACGGGATGCCGGTGACGTGGACGCGACGATCGGACAGGTTCACTCCGGTCACACGTAAGTTCCGGCAGTCTCCGCGTACTATGGCCCCCCGCTCCAGTTCGGACGCGGGCGTCGGTTCTACTGCGTACAGCATGTCAGTTCACTTCCTCGTAGGTCTCTTCGAAGATGTTCTTCTTGCAGGGGTAGAGCTCGCCTCGGACGCCTCGGATGATGTAGTCGCCTTCGTGGAAGAACATGGGGCCTTCGAGGGTGACGACGTAGGTGTTCGAGTAGTCGTCCGTTGCGATGGCGTTCTCGCTCCAGTCTTGGAGTTCGGTGAAGTTGTCTCCGGTGTATTGGCGGGCTGCGACGGGGATCGGCTTCTTGCGGTAGTAGGGCATGTTAGGTCTCCTGTTCGTGGGGTAACTGTTAATTGTTTGTCAGTAGAGTTGCAGTCCGGTGAGTGGGCGGTCCATGGAGGTGAAGGGGTCTCTCTTGTAGAGGTGGTTGTCGTTCTCGGTTCCGGGGAGTTGTTCGGCTGCGCTGAGCGCGGTGGCGCATGCTGTCTTCATCACGCCTCCTCTGGTGGTGGGGATGAGGACTGGGAGGTGTGCGTGTCCTGCGACGACGAGGCTGGCGGTGAGGGAATGGAGTTCTCCGATGGTGATCGCGTGCGTCATGGTGTGTCTTTTGCTTTCTTGTCGGCGAGTTGTTGGATGATGCGTCTGGCTTTTTCTTTGCCGTGTTCGTTGTCGGCTGGGAGTTGTGGTGGCGGTGGTTGTCGGCCGATTGTGGTCCAGGCGTGTTGTTCGGCTTGGGGGCCGGTGAGGCCGGATCCGATGCCGGTGTTCCAGGCGGTGAGCCAGGCGCAGGCTGTTTCGGGTTCGTCTCGTAGGTCGTCTGGGAAGTATGTGTCGGCGTGGTTGCGGTTGTGGTGTTCGAGTCGTTCCTTTCGTAGGGTGCGGAGTGCTTTGGCGATGGTTTCGACGTTGATCTGCCAGCCTCGTCCGTTGGTGTCCCAGTCTTTGATGGCTCGTCTGGCGGCGGGGCGGAGTTCGGTGGAGCGGAGGTGTGGGATTTCGGCGTTGAGGTAGTCGGCCCAGACGGGTGCTTGTGCGTCTTTGGCGGTGGTGGTTCCTGCGGCGACGAGGTATGTGAGCATGTCTGCGGTGACTGAGGCTGAGATCATGATTCGTTCCAGTATCCGGTGGGGAGGTGGTGGTGGCCTTCTGTGATGGTGTATGCGTGGAGTTCCTCTTGTGCCTGGTCCCAGGCGATGGCTTGTGCTCGCATGTCGTGGAGCATCTGGTCCTGGTTGCGGCGTGGCGTGGTTTTGTTGGTGCGTCTGGCCCAGTTGCGCCATGTGGCGTCCCAGTCGAGTTTGCGTCCTCGGGCGCCGGGTTGGGCTGTCCAGTAGTCGCGGAAGGTTTCGAGTTCGGTTGGGTTGGCTGCGGCTGGTGCTTCGCGGCGTGTCCAGTCGGCGAGTTCTGGGCTGGGGGTCCAGTCTTTGGGTAGGCGTGTGCCGCTCTTGGAGGCGGTCTTAGTGGCGGGGGTGGCGGTGGTCTTGGGGGGTTCTGTGGCGTCGTCGCCCCATTTGCGGCGGTTGTTCTCCTTGGAGGAGGGGAGTGTGTTGGCTCCGGTCTCTTCGACGGTGAAGGAGTTGTCGTAGCGGATGCGTCCGTCTTCGTCGAGGGTGGCTCGCCAGTCGATGTAGTAGTCGAGGGTGTCGGCGCCGTTGTGGGTGTCGGTGATGATGAGGTTCTTGTCTTTGAGGGTGTTGAGGTGCCTGTAGACGGAGCTGGTGCCGGTGCGGGCGATCTTGGCGAGGCGCTTCTGGCTGATGAAGATGGGGGCGCCTGCGAGGGTGGAGAGGGCGAGGAGGATGTTGACTTCGCCTCTGCTGAGGTCTTGGCGTGCGTGGAGGTAGATGAGGGGGGTGAGTTGCGAGAGGTACATGGTTTGTGTATACTCCGGTTCGTCGATTGTAAGTAGCGCGGCGGTCGGCGTTCGTGCGGGGCGGTCATCTGGTCGGGGTGGCCGTCCCGCTGTTTATCGGCCGAGGCGTGATTGTTGGAGGTAGTCGTCGAGGTCGGTGCGGCTGATGCGGATGGTGCCGCGGGGGCCGGTGCCGAGCCTGTAGTGCTTGATGGCGTCGCGCTTGACGAGGGCGTAGACGAACTGTTTGGAGCAGCCGAGTTCGGTGGCGACTTGCTGGATGGTGAGTAGTGCGGGCATTGCTGTGTTCTCCTTTGTTGTTGTCTGTAGTCTACTCCCGCACCGTGTCGGCTGTCAACTAGCGAGCGGGTGTCGTTTTGATTGCGGACGCTGTTGCCCCGGTCTGCCCCTGGTAGTGGGAGCCGAGTCCGTCGGATCCGTAGGGGCGTGCGGCGGGGCGGTCGAGTTCGAGGAGGGTGAGTTGGGCGATCCGCGTCCCTGGCATCAGTGAGATGGGAGACTTGGAGAAGTTGACGAGCTCAAGGGTGATCTCTCCCTGGAAGCCGGGGTCGATGAAGCCGGCGGTGACGTGGACTGCAAGTCCCTTCCTGGCCCAGGAGGACTTGCCCTCGAGGCGGCCGACGAGCCAGTTGGGGATGTGAACGTACTCCTCGGTGGTGGCGAGGAGGAACTCTCCGGGCTGGATGACGAGGGGGTCTTCGGCGAAGGCGACTGTCTCTTCGTCGAGGGTGCCGACGTTGTCGATGTAGGTGGTGCCGAGGTGCATCTCGATGCTGGCGGGTTGGATGTTGATGGGGCGGCGGCTGCGGATGAGTCCGTAGGAGTCGATGAGGGCCTGGAGTGTGGTGTCGGCGAGGATGCTCATGAGTCTTTCCTTGTGACGAGGTCGAGTGTGAGGTCTTCTGTCCAGTGTGTTCTGAGGAGTCTGGGCATTCGTTTTCGGTCGGTGCGTTGGAGGTCGATGGTGAATCCGGCGCCGTGGTGGTGGGTTTGTGTGACGATCCAGGTGGAGTGCATGTGTCGGATCGGATCTCCGGGGCGGATGTCCCAGACTGATGTGGGTTGAATGGTGATGCTCATGGTCCTGTTGTGGTGTTGTGCGTGTTTTGTGGAATGGTTTCTTCGTGGGCGGTGGGTGGTTTTGTTTTTCCTTTCTGTGGTGGGTTTGTCGCATTCGCCACCCTTCTCTCATGGACTGTTGGTGTGCTGTGCGATGGTCGCGGGTCCATCGTAGGGTGCCGGGGGCGGGACGTCAACCACCCTGGCAACATGTGACGTCAGTCTCATAGTTTGCGAAGGATGTGCCGTAACCACCGTTCAAAATGAAGGAGGGGGGTCATTCAAAATGAAGGGGGGGGTCATTCAAAATGACCGACAGAAGATAAAGAACCTAAGAAGAACTCTCTCCTCACTACGTTCGGAGAGAGTTACGCGCGCGCGTGCACACGTGCGTGCGCGACCCCGACCCGACACGCCGTCCGAGGTTGACTCGCCGCCGACCAGGGTGTAGTCTCCTGGCCATGAACGCCGCACTAGACCTCGCCGCAGCCGTCAGGTTCGCCTACCAGACGGACAAGCCACTCACCGAGCATGCCCGCTTCGTCCTCATCGCACTCGCCTTCCTGGAATTCATCGAGGACGACGACGCGGTCACCTACGACAAGCTCGTCAAGACGACCGGCCTTTCTCTCGCAACCATTTACCGGGCCGTGAATTCCCTTCGAGACCGCGAATTCGTCCTCAACAAGAGGCGCAGCATCCTCACAATCAACAAGAGCATTCTGTGAGACCAAAATGTGGCGCGATAAAAGCCGACGCAGAAGCGAATTACCCGCCGACTGGAACAAGATAAGAACCAGAGTCCTAAGAAGAGACAACGGCAAATGCGTATTCTGCGGCGCACCGGCCAACCAGGTCGATCACATAAGCCCAGGACAGAACCACTCGATCGGTAACCTGCGCTCCCTGTGCCGCACCTGCCACATGCGCCGAACCGCAGCCCAGTCCAAGGAATCCCGGAAACAGGGAGGATGGACCAGGCCCAAACGAGCCAGACGCAAACCACCGCCGAAGCACCCCGGATACCTGTGAGGAGGAGACCATGCCAAGCCCAATCCCCAAGCGCTCCGACGAGGGCCACAGGACGACGCGCGCCAGGAAGCGCAAGAACGGCCTGACGCAGGGCAGATCCGGGAACCTCGACTTCATCCCCGAACCCGACGAGGAATGGCACCCGATCGCCAAGATGGTCTGGGACGGGGCTAAGAAGTCTGGTGAAGCCGTCTACTACGAGCCGTCTGACTGGGCTGTCCTGTACTCCCTCTGTGACGACATCTCGCACTACAAGGCCTCCGGGCGGCGTGGGGCGCAAATGCTCACCGCGATCAACTCCATGATGACTTCCCTGCTCCTCACTGAGGGGGACCGGCGCCGCGTCCGCATCGAGCTCGACCGCCACAGCGAGGAAGAGATCGAGTCCGCTGGCGTCGCATCCATGAAGAAGTTCCTCGAAGCCAGACAGAAGGAAGCATGAGCAAGGCGCTCCTCGCCCCACGGGAGCGCCTCCACACACTCCCCGACGGCCTGCCCGAGAGGACACTCGGATACTGGGTCGCCGCATGGATGATCGACAACCTGACCCAGCCGAACGGCCCCAAAGCTGGGAATGCATTCCAGCCGACCCCAGGCCAGATCGACTTCCTCCTGCACTTCTACGAGGTTGATGAGAACGGCAGGTTCCTCTACCGTCACGGCGTCCGCCGCCTCGCCAAAGGGTCCGGGAAGTCCCCGTTCGCCGCGGCCCTCGCTCTCGCCGAGCTCCTCGGCCCGGTCCGCCTCGACGACTTCGACGACGACGCCCTCGGCGGGGTGATCGGCAAACCAGTGTCCATGCCCCTCGTCCACGTCGTCGCCACGTCGGAGCGGCAGACGGCGAACACGATGCGCATGGTCCGCGCCTTCTGCAACAAGAAGACGAAACTGGCAGCGAAGTACTCGCTCGACCCAGGGAAGACCTACATTGACACGCCGAAGGCTGGTCGCCTCGAGCAGGTCACCTCCTCCGCGCACACGCTTGAGGGTGCTGAGGTGTCCTTCCAGGTCGCCGACGAGACCGAGCACTGGACCCCAGGTCTGGGCGGGCCGGAGCTCATGGCGACGATGAGGCAGAACGCGTCCAAGACGATGGGGTCCCGTGTCGTTGAGACGTCGAACGCGTGGATCCCGGGACAGCAGACGGTCGCCGAATCGACGTTCGACTCCTGGTGCGACCAGGAGGACGGGCTCACCAGGGGTGACATGAAGATCCTCTACGACGCCCGTATAGCGCCCGCGAACACGTCCCTTACCAATGACCCCAAGAAGGGGGAGATAAGCCTCCGAGAGGGCCTCTCGTTCGTCTATGAGGACTGCCCGTGGGTGGACCTGAAGACCATCGAGGAGCAGATCTGGTCCCCGGAATACCCCGAGTCGAGGTCCCGCCGCTTCTTCCTCAACCGGCCCAACGCCGCCGAGCACTCATGGTGCCCCCTCGACTCATGGGTCCTCCTGTCCGACAAGAAACGCAAGGTCGAGGACGGTGAGGACATCGTCATGTTCTTCGACGGGTCCAAGTCCAACGACCACACGGCCCTCGTCGGCTGCTGCATGTCCGACGGGCACATCTTCAAGATCGGCCACTGGCGGCCACTGCGTTCCACTAAGAACGTGGATGTCGCCGCCGTCGATGCCGGGGTCCGGCTCGCGTTCGAACGCTGGCACGTCATCGCGTTCTGGGCCGACGTCCGCGAGTGGGAGTCCTTCGTCCGGGTCGCCTGGCCAGAGGACTACGGGAAGGACCTCATCTGCCACGCCGTGAAGGGGGGCATGTCCGCGTCGCCGATCGCATGGGACATGAGGTCCCACGCCTACCAGTTCGCCGAGGCGGCTGAGACGGCCAGGACGGAGATCGATCAGAAGGCCTTCACCCATGACGGCGACTCCGCCCTCGGAGAGCACGTGTCCAACTGCCGTGAGAACGAGTACCGGGGACTGATCTCCGTGAAGAAGGAATCTCCGAAGTCGCAACGGAAGATCGACCTTGCTGTCTGTATGATCGGAGCCAGGATGCTGTACCGACAGGTTAAGAAGTCCCCCGAGTGGGAGAAGCTCTCCAAGGGGCCCGGGAAGTGGGAGATCCTCATATGAGTTTCGAGAAGATGCTGGAGCGGTTCCAGGGCGGGGCCCTGAGACCGAAGCGGTTCGAGACGCACTACGAGGGGGAAGCGCGCCTCGATGCCCTCGGTATCAGCCTGCCCCCGTCGGCACGCGTCCTGGAAATCCAGGCCCCGTTCGCGAAGATGGCCATCGACGTGCTCACCGAGGTCCTCATCCCGTCCGGGTTCATCCTCCCCGACCAGGATCGAGACGATGACATCGCCCTGATCCGGGAGACCTGGCAGTACAACAACATGGATTCCCAGTTCAACCTAGCTGCGGCTGAGGCTATCGCCGCCGGCCTCGTGTTCTGGGTCGTCGCCCCGCCCGACAAGGACCACGAGTACGCGACCATCCGGGCGATCGATGCGAAGCACGGCCGCGTCCGCATCGACTACTCGGGCAAGCCAATCGAAGGGATCGCCCGTTACCGGCTCCCGAACGGCAAGCAGGGCGCCTCCTACTACACGCCCGACGGCGTCACCATGTACGAGGAGAACCAGTCCGGGTGGGTGAAGGTCGCCAGCCGGAAGGACAAGTGGGGGATGAGTATCGTCCCCATGTTCAACCGGGCCCGGATCTCCGACCGGTACGGCAGGTCGGACCTGAAGGAGTTGCGGACCGTCATCGACGCGGCCTCCAGGACGTTGACGAATCTTCAGATTGCCCAAGAGGTCAGTGCCCTGCCGATGAGGGCCCTGGTCGGTGACGGTGCCGGGGAGGTCGTCAAGAAGTACGCAGATCGTATGCAGGCCTACATGGGGACGCTCCTGGCGCTTCCTGAGGGGGCTTCCGTGACCCAGGTGTCCGGGGCCCCCTTGGACCCGTTCATCTCCTCCTACCGGTCCTACGCGCTACAGATCTCGGCGATGACGGGTATCCCGCCGTCGATGATGGGTGTCGCCTCGGACAACAACCCGACGTCCGCTGAGGCTCTCCGCGTGGCCAAGGCCCGTCTGATCGCGAGGGCGGAGAACAAGCAGCGTCAGTTCTCCGACGCCCTGGAGGAGGTCGGCCGGCTGATCGTCGCTATGAATGGGGGCTCTCTGGAAGGGCTCCAGGACTTGGAGGTTACGTGGCGTGACGCTGCCGCCCCGTCGGTGTCCGCCCAGATGCAGGCCGCACTCCAGGCCCAGGCTCAGGGTGTCATCCATGAGGAGACGGCCCGCGAGTACATGAGGCTCACGCCAGCTCAGATGGAGCGTGAGGCCCAGTTGTCCCGGGACATCCACGACATGACCGGGATGAGTCTCGGCGAGCGGGAGGAGGGTGAGCCGGGTGCTGGAGAGGATCTTCCGGCTGATGCTCAACAGCATCAGGGCGTCGTTCAGGCGAAGCATTTCGCCGACGGTAAGGGGGCTTTCTGATGGGCGCAGCAAGGGTGACCCGAGGGGGCAGGCAAGGGTCCTGTACCCGGAGGTCGCTGCGGCCCGTCGGAAGGCGTGGGCCGCGGCCGCCTTGTTCCTGAGGGATCAGGCGAGGCGGTACGGGGCTGACGAGTCGTGGATCCCTGAGGTGCCCTCATACGGCGAGAGAGCGGTCGAGTACGCCCTCCGGGGCATCCCTACCGGGGGCACTCCGGAGAGGTGGGAGGAGGCTGTCCTGGAGCGCCTGGAGGGGCATGTGGAGGCTGCGGCCAGGAGGACGGTCGCCGACGCGGTCTCGAAGGCCCCGTCGAGTGTTCCTCTCGTCGAAGGCCTTGAGCACCTCGAGGAGAACCTGGACGGGTTCCCCGAGAGGGAGAAGAAGGAGATCGTCCGCGAGGTTGCCGAGTCGGAGAAGCGCCGTCCCCGGCGGACTCTCGCCGAGGCCCTGGGGGAGATCGCGGAACGCGTCGGCGAGGCGCTCGACGAGCTCGACGAGGCGGGCATCAAGGTTCCACGTGAAACACGCGAGGGCGCCCCGTCGTCGAGGCGCTCCCTCGATGGGAAGGTCATCGCCCGCCCGTTCGCATGGGCCAGGGTGGTGCACCCATCTGAGAACGGGCCATGCGGATTCTGCGTCATGCTCGCCTCCCGCGGCCCCGTCTACTCGTCCTCCCAGACGGCCGGCCTTCGGGCTGACGCGTTCCACGATCACTGCCACTGCACCGTCATCCCGGTCTTCACGTCCCGCGAATGGGAGGGCAAGGCGGCGCAGGAAGAGGCGGCGAGAACTTATGATGAGGTCGTCCGTAAGGGACGGTTGCATGGCCGCGAGGCCGTGAACGCCATGAACCGCGAGATGTATCGGAGAAGGAAACGATGAGGCGCCCCACAACTCACGACACCGACCCGGCCGAGTCCGTTGAGGAGACGGAGCAGGTCGAGGAGAAGGCCACTGACGTCGAGGCCGACGCGGCCCCTGAGGAGGCATCCGAGGAGGCTCCGGCCGAGAACGCCGAGCCGGAGGAGAAGCCTGCCGAGGAGTCCTCCCCTGAGGAGGCATCCGAGGAGGCTCCGGCCGAGAACGCCGAGCCGGAGGAGGCTCCGACCGCTGAGGAGTACGCCGCTCTCAAGGCCCGTCTCGAAGAGGCCGAGAAGGCTCTCGCTTCCCGCGCTCTCGACGAGGCTCGTGCCAAGGCGGTGACCGACGCGGGTCTCGCCGCCAAGTACGCTCCCCTGCTCGGAGACGACCAGGACTCCTGGCAGGCGAAGGTCGAACTCCTCAACGCACTCCGGGAATCCAGTGACGAGTCCGCCGCTGTCCCCCGGGACCCGGCCGTCGATGCATCACCTGACATCGAGGAAACTGAGACAATGGAATTCGCCAGGGCCCTGTTGGGCGTCTGATTCGTTTTCCACGACTAGGAAGAGGCGAGAATGGCTGACAACGAGGCCAAGATCGAGACCATCAGGAAGATTCTCGACACCAACGTCGGCAACTCCGATGCGTTCCCCAAGACGGTAGTCCAGAACATCTGGGACACCGCGAAGAAGGGGTCCATCATCCAGACGCTCGCGGGCGCTGTCCCGTTGTCCCTGAATGGTGACGCGATCCCGATCCCGGTCGGTCAGGCGACCGCCGGTGTCGTCGCCGAGGGTGAGACCAAGCCTGTCACCACGATGGCCACCAAGGTCAAGACCGTGACTCCGATCAAGGTCGCGACCATGATCCTGTACTCGATGGAGACCGCCCAGGCGGACCCGCTCGGCGAGTACTCCCGCATCCAGGGCTTCCTCGCCGAGGCGATCGCCCGGTCCGTTGACATGGCCGTCATCCACGGCGTTGACGCCAACACCGGCACCAAGATCACCGGCAAGGAGGCGCTGCGCGACACCACGAAGGCCATCGAGATCGACCTGGCCCAGGAGAAGGCTGGTTACATCGGCAAGCAGCTTACCGCCGGTTACGACGCCGTCGTTCTCGACGTCGTGGACGAGCACGAGTTCGACTTCAACCACTTCCTGTTCGCCCCGAAGTTCCGGTCCTCGCTGGTCAACGCCCTGGACGGCCAGGGTCGCCCCCTGTACCAGGCCTCCACGAACCTGGCCGACCAGTTCACTACGGTCCTCGGCCTGCCCGCCGCCTGGCACCGCTCCGTCTCCGGCTACGAGAAGGCCAAGACCGGTGTCGAGAAGCTCCTCGGCTTCGGCGGCGACTTCAAGGACAACATCCGCCTGGGCTACGTCAACCAGATCACCTACCGTCGCGCCAGCGAGCGGGCCGGCGGCATCGACCTGTTCGACCGCAACCTCGGCGCGATCCTCGCGGAGGCCCAGTTCGGCTGGGTCGTCCGCGACACCAAGGCGTTCGTGAAGTACAACTCCAAGTGATCGACTCCCCACAAGGGAGTAACCGTCGAACAGGAGGGCAGTGATGACACAAGCGACACCCGCTGACGTTGCCGCTGCCCTCCTGCGCGACTTGGAGGAGGACGAGGCCAAGTACGTGCAGGCGGCCCTCGACTACGTCGAGGCACTCATCATCACTCGGATCCCCGACGTTATCGCCAGAGCTACTCAGGACGAGCATTACCGGATCATCCTGGTCCGCGTCGAGTCCGAGGCGGTGGCCCGGCTCCTGCGGGCCCCGGGCGGGGGCCTGTACAAGTACGAGACCGAGGGTACGTACACGTACTCGGTGAACTCGGCCGTCGCGTCCGGGCTGTTGGAGATCACGGATGCCGAGTGGCTGATCCTCGGCGGGGTTGAAGGCCCATACGGGACCCTGAACTTCACCGGTGACGGCTACCTTAAGACGCGCACCAACAGGGCCCTGATCGACAAAGACTATGAGGTGCTCGGAACCGAGATCCTCGACGAGGACGACATCCTATGGTGAAACGAGTCCGCCGCCCCAAAGGCAGGTTCCTGGAGAACGGACCCCACACCGTCAAGGTCACCACAGTCCGCGTCGAAGACGGCCGCACCGGACGCAGGTACATCAAGGACAAGGAATACGTCCTCGACCGCGTCCTCGTCCAGCCCGCCGCCGGCAACGCCCTCAAGGCGGCCGAGACCCGCACCGGCCTGAAAGCCCTCGACGACGAGAGCACCGTCAATGTCATCGGCTGCCCCCCGGAGCGGTGGCCCGGCTCCGACCACTCCTACATCACCATCATGGTCGGCCCCCCGGGCATGGACGGGTGGGAGTTCCAGCAGGCGGGATCCGCCAACAAGTTCGGCGCCTCGCCCATGACCGCCCACTTCAAAGTCCGCTGCGACCGCCTCTACTCGGAGGCCAAGTAATGGCGAAGCTCGTTCACCGGGACGGGGCTGACATCAAGCAGATCCGAGTCGGCCGAGAGCAGCGTGAGACCATCGCTGAAGTCGCCTCCCGGAAACCCCAGTTCCGGGCGTACGCCACCAAGATCTTCGCCGAGATCAAAGCCGAAGCCGCCAAGCACATCGACTCCGGCCTCCTCGAAAGCTCCATCCACCTCCACCAGGAGAAGGTGGACTACCACATCGAGACGACCGGCGTCAACTACTCGTGGCACACGGAGTTCGGTCACTTCGTCGGGCCCCGCGGCTCGTCCGGCCGCAAGTGGGTCAAGGGCATCGGAGTGTTCCGCAAGGTCGTTGCAAGGCACGGGGGGTACTGATGGAGTACTCGATCGTACGCCCCGCCTCCTTCGTCATCGCCCTCACCCGCGACGTCATCAAGAAGTACGCCAAAGGCCGCGCGGCGAACCTCACCGTTGACCTGCGCGGCGACGTTGACGACTACCAACGGTACCCGTTCGTCTCCGTCCAACCAATCGGAACGGAACTCGTTGACGGGCCGACGCCCGCCGCCACGAGAATCCGCGTCCGGTGGGTCTTCGAAGACATCCAAGCGGACGACTGCGAAGACGCCGCCGTCGAGTTCATGCAGGGTCTTCTAGACTTTAGGAGAGCCGGAGAACGAACAACGGAAGGCGGACTAGCAGCCCTGGACATCACCCAGCCGCCAGTCCTCATCTACGACGCTCAGACCACGGCAGACATCAATGAGTTCAATATGATCGCTGAGATCATCGCAGTTCGAAGGAGCACAGATGGCTAACACCGCTGGCGTCGCACTGGAGATCGCCGGTACCGGGCACGTCTACTACGCCAACCCGGACACCAATCCCCCGGACCTCGGGGACTACACGTTCGGTGACGGCACCACCCTGGAGGCCCAGGGTTGGACGTGGCTTGGCGACACGTCCAAGAAGAACATGATCGAGAACGACACCGACGGCGGTGACACGACCACCAAGGATACGTGGGACCGTCGGGCTGTCAAGTCCACTCGTGAGGCCATCAAGAACACGCTCACGATCAACTCGGTCAACCTGTCCGAGGACACGTTCAAGGTCGCGTTCCCGGGATCCACCTACGACCAGGCCGCTAAGGCGTGGGACATCGAGCTGGACGGCACTCAGGAGAAGTCCTTCCTGATCATCGTCGAGTCCGACGGTGCGGTCTCCGCCCACCTCTACCGCCGCTGCTCCGTCGGCGGCACGCTCCCCGCCTTCTCCGACGAGGAGTTCACCGAGGTCAAGCTCTCCGCCACCCTCCTGACCCCCCTGTCCGGGAAGAAGAAGTACACGTTCTTCGAGCCCCGCAAGCCCACCGGCAAGTCCGCTGGCGTCCCGACGATCACGACGATCACCCCGAACACCGGTAAGGCCGGCACCATGATCACCATCGAGGGCACCAACTTCCTGGGCACCCACACGGTCTCCGTCGGCTGGAAGGCGGCCCAGTTCACGGTCGTCTCCGCTACGAAGATCACGGCGACGGTCCCGCCCAACGCTGGAAACCAGGGTGTCGCGGTCATCAACGGCAAGGGCTCCTCCACCATGAAGGATTTCACCGTCACCCAGTGACGGCCGCCTAGTCTCCCTCCCCCCTTGGGCATACGAGTGGGGTGACCACGGGGGGAGGGAACCCACCCGCTCGAACTACCCCACGGACAGGCACACATGGATACCAAGAAGGCCGACGCCGCCGTCGAGGAGAAGCCCGAGGCCCGGAAGTTCTCCGAGATCGAGGGCCACGAGTTCCTCCGCGACCCCGCGACACTCCTGCCCTCGGAGGTCATGGAGATCACGGTCGCCGCTTCCTCGTTCCTCAGCGATGACGACGGGGAGCAGAAGAGCCTCGGCGCGCTCTCCGCGGAGAACCTCTCCGGTCTTGCCGGTCTCCTGCGTCTCCTCGAGGAGAAGTACGTCACCGACCTCGACGGGTGGCGCACCCTCGCCCAGGCCCGTGGCGTCATGCACACGGTCGAGCTCGGGACGGCCTACCTGGGGGAATTCTTCGCCGCCGACGACTGAGGGAATACCTCGATGACAACCCGGATGCGGAGGCGGACCTCTACGCGCTCTACGGATTCACGTGGGGGAGCGGCCTCCGCACCGAGGTCATCGAATCCCTCATCCGGCGGCTTCCATGGGAGCCCCGGTCACTGACCAGGGCCAAAGCACTCGGAGACGAGAAATGGTTCGGCTACTCCATCACCGAACTCCACCTCGCCGCCCTCATCGACAAGGTCACGCTCCTCACTAAGGCGGCCAGTCAGAGGCGCGCCACCCTCAAGAACGAGGAGATGTTCCCGCGCCCGGCCGAAAGCGGAACCAAACGTATAATCCGAGCAGATGATGCAAAGGGAATGGCCGCCTACGCGGCTATGATCGGCTGAGGAAGGGGCGAACGTGGCGGGAGGCGTCCTCGGGAAACTCGGCGTCAAGGTCATTCCCGACCTTGACGGGTTCAAGCAGGAACTGGAGAGGAAGCTCCGCCGCGTTGCCGCGGAGACCAAGGACATCGCGGTCGAGTTCCGGGCCGAGGTTGAGGTGGACAAGAGCTCCCTCGCCGCGGCCCGGGAGCGCGTTGAGCGCATGCGGCCGACAATCCACGCTCACGTGGATGTTGACCAGGGCGCTCTCCACCGGGCCCAGGCCGCCCTTAATGACCGGTCGGTCACTATCCGTGGGAACGTCCGTATCGACGACCACGCTATCGCCGACATCGGCCGCAAGCTCGACGAGATGCGCGCCCACATCCGGGCGTCCATCGACATCGACGAGGCCTCCAGGCAGAAGGCCCTCCAGGAGATCGCCCGCCTCGAACGGGACATCGACCTCAAGCCGAACATCTCCGCCCACGACCTGGCCGAGATCCGCAACCGGATCAACAACCTGAAGACCGACCTGCGGATCGGCGCCACACTCCGCGCCGGTGACGAGGCCAGGATCCGTGAGCGCATCGCCGACATCGGCCGGGACATCAAGCTCCACCCGGAGATGGACGCCGGTAGGGTGCGGGCCCTCAAGGCCCAGCTCCAGCACGCCATGGACGACATCGAGGCTCACGCCCACCTCAGTGAGGCGTCCAAGCGGCGGCTCAAGCACGAGATCAAGAAGCTCGACGCGGACGTCACCGTCAACGTGGATCTCGACAAGGGCAAGGCAACGGCGGGGATGGCGGTCCTGACCAGGGAAAGGATCGTCAACCTCAAGCCGGTTGTCGATAGTCGCGCCGCTGCTGTGGCGCTCAGCACGCTGGGGGCGTTGTCCGGTGGGCGGGCCCTGTCGAACTACACCAGGGACCTCAAGAACCTCATCGCCCACCTCGACGAGACGTCCCTGAAAGCCGGGATCGTCGCATCCGGGCTCCTGACTATAGGGTCCGCAGCCGGTAGCGCGGTCGGACATGTCACCGCAGTCGCCACCGCCCTGGTCCGCATGGCGCCGGCCCTGTACGCCGTCCCCGGGGCTGCGATCGCCGCCGCCACCGGCGTCGCCACCCTCGTCATGTCCTTGAAGGACTTCCAGGACCGTCTGCCCGACGTCGTCGATGGGTTCAAGGACCTCCAGAAGTCTGTCTCCAACGCCTTCTGGGAGCGGGCCGAGGCGCCCATGCGGGAGATGGCGAACAACCTCCTCCCCGTCCTCCAGGACGGCCTGGCCGGTGTGGCCCGAGCCCAGGGCGGGTGGGTCGAGGCCATCGCCGCGACCGTCAATAAGCAGTCCGTCCTCGACGCCATCGCCAAGTCGATCGAGAACACCCGCCTCGCCACCGAGGTCGCCTCGACGGGGATCGGCAGAATGGCCGAGGGTATCATCCACCTCGGGTCCGTCGGATCCCAGTATCTTCCCAGGCTCGCCGAGTGGTTCAACAAGATCGCGGACAAATTCGCGAACTGGGCCGAGGCCGGGGCGAGCAACGGCAGCATCGAGTCGGCCATCGAGCGGGCCATCGACGCGGCCAAGAAGCTCTGGGACATCATCATGTCCCTCGTCGGCATCATGAAGTCGTTCGCGAAGGCGGCGGAGGATGCCGGGTTCACCCTCGACTACGCGGTTGAGCGGACCAGGGCCATCGAGAACGCGCTCAAGTCTCTGGAGGGCAGGCAGATTCTCACTGACCTGTTCTCCGGCGCCTTACAGGGTATGGATAACTTCCGTGCCCAGTTGGAGGGGCTCGGGCCTCTCATGGTCCGGATCTCGAACACAATCCGTCAGGCCATGGAGATCGCTGGTGAGGTCATCGGCAGGGTTGCCGCCACCCTGGCCGTCGCCTTCAGCACGGAGGGTGCCACCAAGGGTGTCATCGACTTCTTTAATGGCATCCTCAGCGCGGTCAAGTCCCTCCAGGCGGTGGCCCCCCAGATGGGGGAGATCTTCGGGGCGATCACGTCCTTCGCCGGGACGCTGGCTCACATCGTCGGTGAGGTCCTCGCCACGGCGATTCGCGAGCTCGGCCCGTCGCTCGTGAAACTCCTCGACGCCCTCAAGCCGGTCGTCGAGATCATCGGCACAGCCCTGGTCCAAGCCATTCAGACCGTCTCCCCGTGGCTCACCAAGATCATCGATTGGATCGCGGCCATGGATCCGGCGGTTCTTGCGGCGGTTGTCGTCGGTATCGGCGGGGGCGCCGCCGCCTGCGGCGGAGCCGACTCGGGCTCCTCCGGCCCGAGCGGCGGCGAGACGATCACCGTCAAGCATGCCTTCGGCTCCACCGAGGTTCCTGTCGGTGTCACGCGCATCGCAAGCGTCTCCTGGGCCAACCAGGACGTCCCCCTCGCCATGGACATCCTGCCCGTCGGGTTCGCCAAGCAGACCTGGGGCGTCGACGACGGCTCGGGCATGCTCGCCTGGACCAAGAAGAAGGTCGAC